GAACCTTTTGACATGTCAAATGGGCAACTGATGGGCTGTGTTTTCTCTTTTCCTATTCTTTGTATTATTAATCTCGCTGTTTACAGAGCTTCTTTGGAAGCCAGTGTAACGCGAAGGTTTAAAATCAAAGATCTACCGGTTCTTGTGAATGGTGATGATATCTTGTTTAAGACAAGAGATTATCACTATTCAACCTGGTGTGAGCTTATTAAGGGCGTAGGTTTTGAGAAGTCCATCGGTAAGAATTATGTATCACGTGATTTTGCGATGATCAATTCTACTTACTTCCGTACAACCGGAAAGATTCAGAAAGTTCCTTATCTGAATATGGGATGGTGTACAGGCGTGTCAAAGGGAGGCTCAGGTTCGATGATGAAGGGCGATGAAGAAGAGGAGAAGTCCATTCTTCGGATCAGATCGCAGGTCGAAAAGACTAAATCAGATTGGTTAACCGATGCTGATTATTCGACCGGGAAGTCTAAGGACTATCATCGAAGGGCAGAGATTCTTGAACGTTTCAAAGATGAGATCCATCTTTGGAACTGGGACCGTATCCAGGAATCCTTTGTATCAGTTGGAAATGGTCCTGCCGGACTTGGTCTACGTGATGAAGTTGATTCAATCTGGGATGATTTCTCTTATTATCTCTTTAACGAGAGAGAGAGGAGGATCCATCACGGATTATCATCACAACCGAAGTCAATGTCTCCTTGGAAAGTTTGTAAGACAAACTCCGAGAGTGACGACTTTAGGCCTTTGTGGACTAAGTTTAAGAGGCAGGGTGGCGTGAAACTTTGGGAAGAACACGCGCAACGATACTTGGAACAAGGATTCAGAACTATTGAAAAGGACTTTATGGAAAGCCGATTCGTAGTGGGACAATTTCCTCTAACGACTCCTAAGTTAGGTGATTATCTTGCTGAAGATATCATCTCTCAGTTGTTGGAGTGAAGGGATTGTGTGAGCGATGGGCCGAAAGGTGAATAGACACCATCTCATAGAGCCGATATGAACTTCTTTATTTGGTCGTGATCAAGAACTGGGGCAACCTAAGTACTGACGGGCCGTTTGTTATGTAAGTCTTAACCTCTGATTTAAGTTAATAAGCAGACAACGTGTTACGGGGTACCTAGATCCTAGGGTAGTGATCGATCATCTTAACTGACTGTGGTGCGAGCAGTCGTTACATTTTAGATGATTGAAGTTCATGTTTGGTAATGTGAGCGGATAGGGCTCAACAGGAGCATCATTGGATTGAAGGTAGCTGGATAAACTGAACCAGCACAACAATTGTAGAC